CTCATCAATCTCCTTTACAACCTTTCTAATAATAGGCTCTGCATTCTCATTTAACAAGTAAGGAAGACCATCTTCATTAACTGAATAACAAAAATCTGCTATTGGAAATCCCCTTGTGTGGCTAAAGTGAGCTTTAACACAATCACCTTCTGGAGTTACTTGACATACAGTTTCTGCCTTCTTTAACATAGATGAACCTATATGCCCTACAGCTTTAGTAGTTCCAAAGTTAGAGTGCAAGATAGTTGTTAAGTGAAATTGTTTATCATCAGTCCACTTCATAACTTTCTGTATCACAGCCTGACTTTCTTTTAGATCATTAAAGTCGTTAACTAAATCTGCAAGACCATCAATTGCTATAAAACCAATATTATCCTTCATCTCGCTTTCGTAAATCAACCACTCTATAAATTGAAGTCTTTCTTTAGGCTCGTATGGTCTTAATGCAAAAGGCTTATAAAACTCGTAATTTTCAACACCAACTAATCTTGTAACCCTCTTAAATACATTATGAGCATGCCAACTTGATTGCTCAGTATCCAAATCAATGATAAAGCATTCTCTATCTCTGTGGCTTTTTATAGAAGATGTATAGTTAGATGTTTGACCTCCAATAAATGATGCTGTAATCAGAGACTTTAAGAATGTCTTCTTAGACTTAGATGCCCCAACAATACAACTAAAGTTTCCATAAGTACCAAATGGTATAGGGAAATCTTTACTACCCATTCTATGCGTTCCAATTGATACCGCTACTGGTGGATACTCAATCTTCTTTGTTACGTCAACAAATGAAGCCTTGTATATATTCTCAAGGTTTACGGATATACTTTGTTTTGGAGCTACATCATTAGGTAGATACTCTTTTATTATGGTCTCTTCATCTGTAAATGACTTAGTGCCAAATACGTGTGTCTTATTATAAGCACTCTCGATACAAGAATTAATCTCTTGAATTTCAAAACCAGTGTGTTCGAACTGAGACATAAAAGACTTAGCTTGTAACTCAGGTATTCCAAATTCATTAAAAGCCATAGCTAGGATATAGGTATTCCTATTTCTTTCTCCATCTATAAGACCATATCTATCTGACCACCACTTATAAAGACCATCTATAATTCTATTATTATCAGCCTTAACCTGAACCTTTACCTCCTTAACCTCTACGATTTGAGTTTTTTGTTCAAGCATCTTATCGAATACTAAAGAATCCTCATTTATGTAAATACCTTCATCGTAAGAAACATAACAAACTCTTGCCTCATTAACGCAAGAATCATCAAAGTTAGGTGAATTAAAGTGTTCCTTAAGACCATAAAAGTATTTCCTGTGGTTTTCAATTTGAGTTGGAACTTTAACTAATACCTTTAAACCTTCGCCAGATGGAGATACAAATACAGAGAATACATAGTCATCATTCATTAAGTCATCCTTAATAGAAATCATCTCGAACTCATTACTAAACTTATCTAAGTCAAGACACATAAGACCACTATGCTCTACCAAACCCTTATCTGTTCTCCAGGAAATCTTATTGTTTCTACCTGATTCAACACCCTCTTGTTTAGATGAAGAGAATAGTATTGATGTCAAAGACGACTTTAATCTACTTTGATTACCCTTGTCGTTCTCATTTCTAATAGCCTCTACCTTATCTTTAAAAGCCCCATCTTTTATTGCCTTTAATATCTTACTAACCTCAACATATCTTGGTTCAGATGTATCGTTAATGTTATTGAATACCGCTACTTTAGTTTCTTTCATAAATTATTCTTTATCAAACATATCCATTTGAATATAGTTTATTTCTTTTTCTGTCTCTGATCTTTCGTCTAAATCATTTACTCCACAAAAACCATTGCACTCGAATAAAGGCTTTACTTCTTGTTTAGGCATATCATCTATACATTTTAACTCTGGATATAAGTTGTGTTTCTTTAAGAATATAAATTGCTTCCATTTAATTCCAGAATCAATAACTTTCTTTTTAGCTTCACCACTTTGTTCCTTTAACATTGTAACTGGCTCACCCTTTAACTCAGTTAATTTATGTTCCATTTCTGCCATAGCATCAAACTTTTCTGGAAAGTCCATCTTCATTTTCTGCCAATAACCAATACCGCCTTGCACACAACCCGTATTAAAGCAATTGTTATTTCTAAACCCCATCTTATACATAACTGGTATTTCTATACCTGCATCAGAAACAATCTTAATACAATCGTCTTTATCATATCCAAGCATAAGTAAAGGATAAATACTTTTAGCTTTAGGGTGATTCATCTTTAAAGACAATGCTCTATTAAATTCTTTCTTGTCAAACTCAAAACCAAATACTTGAAATTCAAAGTCATTAACTTTTTGAAAATTCTCTCTTGCCTTTCTTTTAAGTTGAGTTGAACATATAGCTCCGTGAGCAACATTTAATGATTTATGTCTTAACCAAACATCTTGAATGCTTTCATAAGAAGAACCCACTTCGCTTATAGTTTCTATTTCAATACCATACCATTTAGAACAATCTTCTTTAAAACGATATGTATCTGGATGCTCATTACAAGTATCAATCATTATTACTCTGCAATTTTCTTTACCATATAAATCAATTGCTACTTTACAAGCTACTGCCGAAGTTATTCCTCCAGACCACCAAGCGATAATTTGTTTTTTCATATTATTATTTAATTTATTTTTCATATTCTATTTTTATAGGTAACATTCTACCACCCTCCATAAGCCTTGCTGTCTTCTGTCTTTCCCAAGTAGCTAAATCTTTATCGCTTAGTAATTTCTTTTGTTCATCACTTAATTCTCTTACCCAAAAGTCTGATGGTAGTATTTGTTTCTTATTTAATGAAGAAGACTTTACTAATAATTGAGACATTTGGTCTCTCAATTTACTTGTAGACATTATGGTCTTCATCCAGAATTCATCATTCATTAAAAAAGCATATACCTTTCTGAAATCTTCCTCTGTTTTTTTATCTTGCGTAAAAGATAATCTTATCGGATCAACATATCCTTTAAACGTAGCTTTTTCTTGGTCTTTAAAATCATTAATACCTAATCTTTTTTTATTCTTTATAAATAAATCTCTAAAACCAATAGCTATATTAAAATACACTTTCGTTTCTTCATCAAGAGAAGATATATCTATATCAGACAAAAGAACTCTTCTATTTGGTTTTTTTAAAACCACTAAAGATTCTTTTATTTCTTTATCTTCTTTTATTGATTTCACTTCTGTTTCACTTGCGTTTCGTTTGTGTTTTGTTTGCGTTTCACTTGTACTTTCTTTGTCTTGGTAATCATCGTATTTGCAGATAGTTAAGCGAGTTGTATGCGTTTCATTTTTAAGCTCAATCATTTTTTCTTTTTCCAACAATTTTAAAAACCTATTAGCCTTACTTTTGTTGGTTTTCCATCTCTTTGACCATGTTTCAATAGAGTATAATTTTTGACCTCTATGACACTTCAATACAGTCCCTTTTATCAAGACATCTCCTTCAGAATAGTTTGCCTCTATAAGAATGTCTAACCACCATTTAAGATAATCACTATTTTCCCATATCCAATGATTATTTATTTCTCTATGAATTTTTATCCAGCCTATCATTTATATTAAAATAAGTTAAACGACTCTTCTTTTCTTCTTGATTTTGCTCCTTTAAAAAACTCGCCTATTAAACTTTCTGTAATGGATTCATATTCTTCATTAAAATACATTCCTTCTAATTTAAAATCATAAGTATATAAACTTACAAGCTCTATATGATTGCTAGTCATTACGCTACAAAGCAAACAAAGCTCTTTAAGATTGCTTACCGAACTTCCACATAACTTTATAGAAAATATAACTTTTTTTTCAAAACCTCTATGTCTTAAATAGTGTTTTATACCTTTAAGATACCTAAGTGATTGAATTAATGTATCTATTGTTATGTTGTCTTTTTTTAATTCTATTATATCAATAATTAGGAATTGACCACATCTTTTAACAGAAATAATATCTGCTATACCATAATTACCAATCCTTACTTGTCTAAGCTTTTTACCGAAAATAGGTAAGCCTCTTTCAAATAATTTTTTATTATCTGTTTCAAAGATAATGTCTTCTAAATTTTTTTCTAAAAATTTCATACGTTTAGTATTTAGTTAAAACAAAAAATCCTAACGAAAGGATGGCAGGACATATTGTGTGAGATGTGCCAACCCTTGTCAGGATTATTTATTAATTTTTCAGTATGTTGTTATTATATCGCATCTCACCTCGAAATAACACCGCAAATATACAAAATATTTATATTCAATTTTAGATATGTTTAAAAAAAATAATCGTCTTTCCGATTTGTCAATCCATATCCACTTTTGACAGTCAATTATGAGTTTACCGTTTTCTTATACTGTCAGTTGAAACGACCAAGTGGAATAGCTACCTTACAGGATTTGTAAAGATTTTTATCATAAGAAAACTACTATGCTCCAAAGGAAGTATTCGAAACTTCATTTATCAACAGTTGCCCATTGATTGTGTTACCAAGTTACACTACTCTGGATTTAGCTTCTAATCAATTATCAGTTTGAACGCTTTACACAGCTTAGCTATTTTTATTCTACCAAAATATTTTGTTTTTCGCTTTACAAATGTAATTAAAAAAACTTAATTACAAATTACTTCATCTAAATTTATTTGTTCATACCATTGTAGATCAGAAACATTCACTATCATATCTTCAATTATAACAATTTCTTTTAGCCTTGATAAAGAATACCACTTCCTATTTATCCAATAACCTAAGCAATTATTATTGTCTTTCAATGCAATTAGTTTAGGTGTAGATGTTATGTCAAACAATTGTTTTTTTCGAAAAGAAAATGTTCTTCCATCAATAATGAAATAGTTTGAGTAGGTTATTAAATATTCCATTGTCAAGGTTTTTTATTAGTGTTTATAGTGGTTTATGTATGTGAGTTGTTGTTAGCAACAAGTTACCTGCAAGTGCTACGATAATGCTACTATTGAATATTTGTGGGAGAAAATTTAAAAAGTTTTTCCACCGCTTTATGTGTAGCTTTATCTCTTTGACTTGCAAAATTTGTTTTTACTTCTCCTTCCCATACGCAAATGAAATCATCAGGTGCTTTGTATTCACTTACAAATACTAAATTCTTTTCACTCATCTTTCTACACCATTCCCAAAATTTAGTGTGGTCAAAAGCACATGTTTTATATGAAGTAGTGCCTTCGTATGGTGGGTCACAATAAATCAAACAATTTTCAAAGTCTGAATATTCATCATAGCTTCCGTTGATAAATTTCACACCTTGTAAGTTTGGGCTTTGCTTTTTAGCATTGTTTGCACCTGCTCTTGCATAGTTTTGTCCTGCTTTATTACGTGCAAATCCATTGTCAAGTTTAGCCCCAAAGCTACAAACAAATCTTACCCAACTTTTAATAGGTTCGGGTTCGGAGTTTTTTATTTGTTTGTAGTATTCCTCACTTACTTCAGTTGGTAATTTATCAACTAAATCCCTTATTGCAATCAAAGCCTCAATAGTATGTGCATTATAATCAATTCCAATTCTTTGAAAATTGTTTGGAACTTTGTCAATCATATTTGCCCCACCAACGAAAGGTTCTACCCAAGTAGTTATTCCTTTTTCATTTGCTTCTTTAATCATAATCGGTAAAACAAATTTTGCTATCCGATTTTTACTTCCCATATATATCATACTCTAAAACTTTTTAAATTTTCTATTTGTTTTCAAATCAAAATCCTGCTAAATGAACCGCACCAGCAGGTAACACGTGCTATACAAAAGAGGCGGTTTGGTACTCCGCAGAAACATTCTGCTGTAATCAAATTTTGTACTCCGCATCAACTTTAGTGCTAATAATCGCCTCCTTCGTATAGCACCATACGTTACCTGCAAGGCTACGAAACTACTCCTTATGACCTTTCCCATTATATCCTTCCCCGTTTGCAACTACTCTACCTGATGGATCAACATAAACACCACCATATTTGCATAATTCTCCATTTACTCTAATCGTTGCTGCTCCAACTATGTGAACATTGTGAGCTGTTAAATAGGTATAAATTGCCATTGCAACTTCATTACCTGTTAAATCAATCTGAACTCCTGGTCCATATTCTGTTTTTCCTTTTCCAAATGATACGTTCATCTTTTTTAAATTAAATTTAGTGCTGATAATCCGCCCAGCACATAACAGCGGTTTGGCAAAATTGCGGGGTGTGTGCTTAATCCAAGTTTAGTGCTTGTCAAAAAGTTCAGTTCTAAATCAAACTTTGTGCTTTTTAAACCGCCACTTCGCCAAGCTGCTGAGACGTTAAATAAAGAAAGCTTCATCTATATAATTTAATATAACATCCTTAATTAATTCCTTATCCAAATACATTCTCTGCATCATATCAATTCCGAGTTCAACACTTATGTTCTTATCTGATTTTATCATATTCGATGTATAACTCTCTGACCTCTTGATGTACTTTGCAAACTCCCTATTATTCTTTTGTCCAGATAGTTCAAATATTACCCTTTGTAGTGTCTTATTTTCCATCTCTTACAGCTTTCTTAATATTTACTATATCTCTCTTCAATCGCTCTAAATACAGAATCATATCCATTCCTTCCTCAATTGCGTGATCAATCCACTGCTCTGTTGTAAGGTCCTCCCTATCTAAAGTAGTGTTGTATTTCTTAATACCAACATCACTTCTGTCCTTAAATTTATCTACAATTGCTTCAACTATGGTATCTTTCTTGCCTTTCTTCTTTAGAAGCTTAAATTCTTTACCAATCATACAAGAAGTTATCTTCATACCATCAATACCATTTATTGGTTTGCTTATAGTTAATACACTTCCGTCTTGATGGACCACTTCAACTACCTCACCTTTCATAGCTAAGGTGTAGTTTGCATTATCTTCCATACACTTAAGTTTTCTACCTACAAATGATTTAGTTTCTTCTCCCTTAACTTCTTTCGATTCCTTTACTACAATGTTATAAATTGCTTCGTCTAAATACATAATCTTATTTATTTATATGGTTATTAATTATACTTAATTCATTGTTTGCTTCTTGTAATCTCTTACTTAATTCCCTCTCGAAGACTACATCAAACATTTTCTTAATCTTAATTGATTCTTCTGTGGTCTTACCATTGAATACCACAAACCTAATACTCTTAACATCCTCAGATACAGAGTCTTTCTTGTTTACCTTGATTAGAGTATTGTATATCACATTTACTCTACTGATAATTTCTCTCTTAATTGTTTCCATAATTACTTTCTTTTTTCTTGAATATAGTTAAACACTTGATTGTATGATTTAATTACCTCTCTCTCTGCATCACTTTGATTACCAAAGATAACCCTATTTCTCTTGCTATCACTCTCATTCGTATCAATCCTCTTGTAACTTATGGTATCTTTAATGCCCTCCAGATGATCATTAAGGTTATACCTAACCACATAGAATCCATAATCTGCCTTCTCAACTGAGAAAGCTACCTTGACTTCCTTATTAATTAAACCTACCATTGCAATCTCTTCCTCCTTAGGGAAAAACGCTTCTACCTTTTGTTTTGCCATATCTTATTCTTGATTAAATTCTACCTCACTTAAATCTAATTTAACATTCAGATTATCTAATAACTTAACCTGAACGTAATTCTTTATAAAGTTCTTCTGCCATCTGCTTCCGTAGTTATCGAGATATGCTCGACAAGTGGTTATAAAGTGATTCTTAGAGCCTTTTAAGACACTTTCTGCATACTTGATACCTTTGCCTTTAATACCGCTAATTGAGTCCGTAGAGTCGCCCATAATAACTTGAATCCATAAATTGTAATTAGCCTCCTCTTCTGTGATATTATATACCTGACCAAATCGTTGGTAGTAGGTATCAAACATTGCTATCGGATATTGCTTGAGGTCCTTGTCCATTGATGCAATAACTACCTCTGTAAATGGATACTCTTCCTTGCACTTTTTGTAGTATGATATAAGTACATCATCGCTTTCGTAACCACCAAGACCATAAGCGTTCCAACTACCAATTAAGTATTCCTTAATTTCATTGTAGAACTTAGGTAGCTCTTTATTGGCACGACCAACTTTATAACTCTTTACAATTTTCTTCCTGAAGTTATTGTTGAAGGGTTTCTCTACAAACAACGTGTAATGACTTGATCCAGATGTCGCTATAATATTTGAGATTGCCTGGTCTACTTTGTCATATGCTTGGTCTACTTCTTCGCAGTTATTACCTAAATAACAAAAAGAATCTGCGTCTATTAAGATTATCTTATTCATAATTTTTCTACATAGTATTTAACTTCACTCCAATATTCGTACTGGTCTGCTTGTGAATAATTTTTAATTTGTAATGAATCAATTATCTCTTCAATTGTTATTAACGCACATTGTTTAGCATCATAATTATACAATACTTTATCTCCAAATTTACCCTCTAAAGTTCTGTATTTGTTATACAACTCCCACGCTTTTTCTTTTGCATTTCCCATATCTTTCTTTATTTTAAGAGCCTGGTTAAATACCAAGCTCCTTTCTTTGTTGTTCTGTAATGTCATACTTCTCAAGCATCTTTAATGTTGCTACCCTATCTTTCTTTAGTGCATCTTTAACCTTTGATAAGTCGCTTATCGTTGGTTTCTTAGGGGTTGGTGCTGTGGGTTTGTTATAGGTTACAGTAGATGGTTTTGCAACTTCTGTAGGTTTTCTTTCAGGGTTGTCAATGTCATCTTCGTCTGTACTAATATGAAAGTACTTTAGTAAGAAGTATCTTTCTGCGTACGTTAATGCTGAACCAAGTCCTTTTTCCCAATCATTTTGACCATTAGCTGCAAACATATTCTCATCTTTCTCACCAGTCTCACAATCTACCCAAGTGAATCGCATAATTGCTTTTGTAAGTATCTCACTTTTAGATCCACTCTTAGCGGTGTAATCTTGCCTTGTATTCTCAATATCAAGCACTTCTTGTTTTAATATGATGCCAAGTTCATTCATCATAGGTTTTATGTGTTCTAATACCTTTGAGCCTGATACATATTGGTATCCAAATGATTTTGAATCTTTACCAAGACCAACTACTACTTTTTGAATCTCTAATAATTTTTGAAATAAATTCATTTTCTTTTCTGTGTTTTTTGTTGCCATAATTTAATTTGTTTTGTATTAAAAAAGAGAAGTACCATACGATACCTCTCTTTAGGTTAGTTGTGTTATTTAGTAGTATTTCTCAATGAAAACCTCTAAATCAAATGTGTTAATTAATAATTTAAGGTTAGAAGGGTAAAATCTCTTCTGAAGACTCTAACTCCTTCTTAACGTCTTTACCATTCTCATTAGAATCAGACTTGAATGCTACAATGTTTCCATCAGTCCAGAACGTTCTACCATTACCAACATAGTAACGTGGCTTCTTTTCGTCTCTATCTTCTTTTGATTGAGTTACATAAGCAGATACATTTTGATTGTACTGGTTAGCCTCGTCATTAATTGAGATATCAATACTAATACCAGCTACTTTCTTAGCCTTGATTGTTTTAACTAGAGTTTCTAGAGTCTCTAATTTTAAATACAAATTGTTTAAACTTGCCATATTTAATTAAATTTAATCTTGCCTACTATGTTCGGTGTTCGGCTTCTCCGTGTCGGATATTCAGATACGCAAATATATAATATTTATTTTTAAATAACTAATTAGAAAGGACATATTTCTTTAGGTATAACTTCTATATACTTATTTAAGTCCTTCCTCTTTATAAATTTACCTGATATGTAATAACCTATGCTACCACCCTTAACTGATTGTTTTATTATGATTCCACGTTGACAATTTATTATCTTCTTGCATAATGTTACTTTGTAATTATGGTGTTCTTTAAACCTCCAATGTACTTTGTAATTTATACTTACTATCTCAAAGTTTTTCATTGTAAATCAGTTAGTTATAGTGTGGAGTTGTTTCGCCAATCAAGTAGTTAGCAAACAGCTTAAAGAACTCCCTGCAATAAATCAGGGTTTTCAAAAATATTGCCTATTACTTCGTATTCATAGCCCCAATTCTTTCTTAATTTTATGTAGCTACTTCCATAATCCATAACAAAAGCATTTACTTCTTCCGTGAAAATTATTTTATGAGTAGTTGTCATTGTTTGTCCTGTCCAATTTCCAACGCTTCTTTTATAAGTTACAATGTCGCCTTCAAAAATTTTATTTCCGTTTTTATCCAACAATCCTGTAAACTGCATTATATTTTTACAGTCTGAATAATGGTGCATAAAACTTCCCAAAGTTTCTAAATCAGGTTCACCTTGTATAGCCATATAATTCCCTAAAGTTGATTCTATCCACGCTCTAAAACAAAGCCGATTTGCTAACACGTGTTTGGAGCAATGCGGGGTTTGGTCTTTAATTTTAATATCTTGCATCTTTGTTATGTTTTGTTATTAATTGAAAAATGGTGCATTTTTAGCCCGCACTGCACCAAGCACGGGAACGTTAAATGCAATATTTAAAAAGCTTTTCAACAGGCTTATATGTTTTCGTTGTATTCATTGAATTTGTTGTTTCTTTTGACCATATACAAGTAAAATCACTTGGAGCATTGTATTCACTAATAAATACTTTATGACCATCTTTTGTCATTCCTCTACACCATTCCCAAAAACCACTATGATTAAATCCTTTTGATGTAGAGTATTGTTTTGTGTTTTCATAAGGAATATCACAATAAATAACACAAGGTTCTTTGAAATCAAACATAGAATAATCTTTACTAAAAAACTGAATATGTTTTATTTTATCAATCTGCTTTTCAGTATTTCTTAT